CCCCCTATGAGACAATCGGTACCGGGGGTGGGGTTGCATTAGTATATATAGTACCAACACAGATCACACCAATTTATAAATTTTATCAACAATCTATATCATTCATATTAAAACATCCATTATCCATCAACCGAGAACGGAGGTGTCAATGTGCTAACATCATCTAACTGGCAAAAAGAACTATCTCCCGAAATAAAGAAGTCGTTTGATAAGTATGTCAACGAACTATATTCCCAGAAACCTACAAATGAACTATACCTATCTGACTTTATTAAGGTTACTGCATCTAAGAACCAGTCATCCGACAGGTACGATATTAACATATCTATCGGCAGAGAGGTTATTGTTAACGGCAGATTCGATGATGCAATGAACATTATTAAGAATGACATAGAGTTAAGGATAGCGGAATTACAGTACCACCCCATCCCCATTTCAGATTAGAAAAACCATTTTTCCGGCAACCTAAAATTTTTAAAAATTTCTCTATAAATTCCGAGACCACTGAGAACAGGGGTGTAGTGTATGGGTAGGAGTGGAAATTTCACCTGTGTTGACTGCAAAAAGACTTATTATCTTGGATATGGTTCATATTTAAGTTGGCTTGATCATGTAGGAACAATTAAAGAATACGATGCCTTAGATGGTGAAAACAAGAGTTTGTCTAAGAATCAAAATTTCCATAAATGTCTTATTGAACATGAAGGACATGATTGGTTTGCATGGTCAGATGATCATTGTTCGGAGAGTAACGGCAATCTATATGTAGATGGAGTATATGGTAGGCAAGATGAATTATTGTGCGAAGGATTCTCCGAATACGAGTATATCAATATGGAGTCTGATACAAGTTGTGATAGTAGTCCAAAGATAACTAAGTCTGTTACCGTTGATGATGTTGTAAATGATATAGATATATATGTAGAGGAAACGGAAAGTGGTTTATTGATACCTAAATTTATAGACTAAAACAGGTGGTGACAATATGCCTAAAACTCCTGCTTGGACTAGGGCAGAAGGGAAAAGTAAAACTGGAGGATTAACAGAGAAAGGTCGTAAGTCCTACGAAAAAGAAAACCCCGGCAGTAATCTTAAACCTCCCGTATCTAAGGAACAAGCTAAAAAATCACCTAAATCAGCGGCAAGAAGAAAGTCCTTCTGTGCTCGTATGGGTGGTATGCCGGGACCTATGAAGGATGAAAAGGGCAGACCAACGAGGAAGAAATTAGCCCTGGATAAATGGGACTGTTAAATAAAAATACCGAGGACGGTGTAAAGAATGTGCATGAATTGCTCTGAGCATAAATTTCCGGAAGGATTGGCATGTGAATGGATTGGCCCTAAAATACCAAATAGCCTTAAAATCCTTGGGCATGATTTCAAAGTCATTATGCTTGACGATAACGAAACAAGCAATTATGGTAGCATGAATCCAAACACCAATACTATCCGAGTAAATAAAAATAAAACTCAAAGTCAGATTGAATCAACTTTTCTGCATGAGATAATTGAGGCAATTAATCAAAGTCTTGAAATTAATTTAGAACATCGGCAAATAACGGCACTCGAAGCAGGATTATATCAGGTACTTAAGGATAATAAATTAACATTCTAAGGAGGAACAATCAATGGCAAAAGAATATACACACATCGGCAAACCATCCGGCGAAGAAGGATTATTCGCCGGTCCAGAAGGTGCAGAGGTACAGGTAGCAGGTCCAACAGGTGTGCTATATCAATCCGGTACAGCAGTAACCGCATCGGCAGCAGAACTTAATTTAATCGACACATCAGTTGCCGGTACAGCGGTAGCAGGTAAGGCACTCGTTTTAGGAACCAATAAAAACGTAGATGTATTGGCAGTAGCAGACTTAAAACTAGGTGCAGCTGCAGGAACTTCGGTTACAGCAACCGCTGCAGAGTTAAATAAACTAGCAAGTTCCACTATAACCGCAGCGCAACTAAACGCTGCTAATGCTAAAATATTCTCCTATCAAATTGAGGATTTATCAGCAGATGCAGACATAGCAGATAGACCACTACTGGTAATACCTACTGGTTACGCACTAACATTAACCGACATTAAAGTACTATCTCAGGGCGCACCGGCAGGTATTGACGATTCTAATACCTGCGTTGTCGTGGTTAAGAATGGTTCAAGTGCTATCGTTACCAAAACATACAATACTGGAACAGCGTTTCCGGCATCCGGTACGGCGGCAAGTTTAGGCGCATTATCCGCAACCTACAAGATATTGGCGGCAGGTGAGATAGTTAAGTTTTCTATTACTAACGGCACAAATGCTAACCCACCGGCGTTTATGGTTCAGTTGGAAGGTACGTTGGCTACTGCATAGCGTTTAGGTGACAACATGGCAAAACTAACAGCAAAGGAAAAAGAAGCGTTACGGTTTATTAATGAACTAGAACGGCGGCAAAAAGAAGAACATATTCGTTTTATCCGGCCCTACGATAAGCAAGAAAAGTTTCTATTATCCAATAAAAGGAATAGCTGGATACTGGGTGGGAATCGTACAGGAAAAACGGAATCTGGCGCAATTAGGGCAGTATTCCTTGCATTAGGTGAGAGAATACGCCCTTATCTTATAGATTGGCCGGATGATTTAAGAGAGAAGTACGAACCTCTGATAACTCGTTTTGGCGGAAAACCTACCCGTGGTTGGGTATGTTCAGTATCCTTCGAGGTACAAAGGGACGTTACTCAAAAGAAAATATTGGGTGATGTTGAAACCGGAATACCTGGATTATTGCCATTAAGGGAGATTAAAAAGATAACCTACCGCAGTACAGGCATTATCGACACTATACGCCTTGTCGGGGGTGGGATTATCGGATTTAAGTCCTACGACCAAGGCAGAGAGAAGTTTCAAGGTTCATCTCAGCATTGGGCGTGGCTTGACGAAGAAAGTCCCAAGGATATATACACGGAAATAATGATGCGCCTTATGGATACCGAGGGTGATTTATTTGGAACAATGACTCCGCTACAAGGTATGACATGGGTATATAACGACATCTATCTTAATGACTCGAAACCTATTGAAAAACGTGACGATGAAATATTCTTGATAATGGTTGAATGGAACGATAACCCTTATTTATCAGCAAATGAAAAGAAACGCCTTGAAGCGTCTATGGATGAGGCGGAGTTAGAAGCGCGGAAATATGGGCGTTTTATTATGCCCGGTAAATGTTCTTTTAATATCGGCAGAATAGCTGAAATGCAGAAGAACTGCTATCCCGGCGAGCGTGGAAACCTCATATGGACAAGTCCGGCAAAGGTACAAGTCTATTGGCAACCCGAAGAAAAGGGCGAATACGAGATATGGTTCCATCCTGAGAAGGGCGCGGAATATCTAATACCTGCTGACGTTGCCGAAGGTTTAGAGCATGGCGACTTCGATGCTGTGGGCGTTGTTAACCGGCATAGATTAAGGTTAGATGCTGTCTATCATGGACACGTTGAACCGGACGTTTTAGCCGACTATATGCACAGACTAGCCGTATACTACGGTCTGCCTATGCTAGTACCGGAGGGCAATAATCATGGTCTAACTACAATCAGTCACCTTAAACGTGTTTACTATGATATATACAGAACGCAAGTTTACGATAAGCGCAGCGACCAAACAAGGCAGAAGCTAGGATGGTATACAACTCCTAAGACTCGTCCGTTAATCGTTGATGCCATTAAAAAGGTTGTGCGTGAAGGAGTATTCGAGTGTTATTGGAAACGCTTTGTTGATGAAGCGATGAATTTTGTCCGACACCCAAACGGAAAAGAAGCGGCAAGGGGTGGGCAGCATGATGATGTAATTATAATGTGTGCTATCGGAGTACATATTCATATGACTACTGCCTTTAAGAATAACGACAGCATTCCCTTTCTCCCTGGTCAAGATAAGGGCAGAAGGTTGAATGCTCAGTCAATGGAACAATGGGCAGAAGATGAGGACGATGAGGAACAAGAAGGATTACCGGGATTCTACGGAATGTAACATTAAAAAGGGAGGACTTAAAATATGCAAGATGACAGTATTGTTTGTATAGGTGCAAAGGTATCTACTTATACCTTTGACGATAAGACAGGAGAAGAAGTACCATTAAAAACATATGTAAAAGGAATGAGATTAAGTAATTACAAAAATTTACAGGAGAAAGTAAAAGCAATTCAAGAAATCACAAGGGCTGTTTATTGGAAAATGCAGGAGTTAATCGGGATTGAGTACAGTTCAATAACATTTCAAAAAATTGAAGGTTTAGAAGAAAAATCTAATACTTCTATAAGGGATAACCTATAATGGATCATGTATTTGAAAATGCGGAAAAGGTTTCTCAAATAACAATGGTCGTAAAATTTTATGGTGCTGACGGAGAACTTAATGGAGAAGCACCATTAGGTAAGCAAGTACGAGGAATTGACCTCGGTGATTGTAATAGCGCATTAGAGAAAGTGAAAAAGATGCAGACTCTAATTGATGCTATTTATCGCATATCACAATATTTTGTTGGTATAGATATGTCTAATCCACAAGATATAAGTACGATTATATTCAATAATCCAGAAGGAGAAAACTCAAATGAAAACATTGCAAGAATTTAGGAATTATTTATTATCAATGCCGCAATCTCACGTACTGGATGTTGCTCTTGGATGTGAAAATGCTATAAAAATGATAACAGCATTATGGAAACCAGGAAGAAAGTACAGAACTCTTGATAAGTTAAAAATGGTTTACCATGTAGATGAACTAGTTCCTGCTCACATAAAAATGGTTATAGATGAAATTGAATATCAAAAATCTTTAGGAAAGAGAGTATTTGTTAGGCGTGTTACTTCGGGTAATATTGGCCCAGTTATTGATTGCGATGATTGGTCTTATTTAATTACTCGTATACAGTGTGGATATAACGATTCTAGTATAACTCCAGAAGAATATGAAGAATTTGTTGGTTTTTACAAAAAACCTACTAGACCGGAAGAAGTTATCTGGTTAAAAGATAAGAATATGTTTGAAAAATACTATGTACCTAGGTATGGAGTTGATTTTCTGATTGAAGGGAGAACCTATAATGGTAGATATTCTTAAATATAAAAAGGTACTTGACGATCAGATTGATGCTTTACATCAAGTTGTTGTTTCTTTAGCTACTTTCCCTTTCTTGAACATTACCGACATGAGCAATGAAGTTGGTAAAATATCGTTTATTAATGACCCTACCGAAGTGGATGCCGACACAATCAAAACTCTTGTCGATACACAACTTAAACTTATGCGAGCAGTCCTATCCCTAGAGGGCGTTGACATTCCCCTTGAATACCCCGAAGGTACGCATGAGGACGATGTAAAACAGGTAGAAACTGCCGAGGAACGCAACGCAAGAGAGGAAGAAAAGGGGTTTTATTCGTGAGAAAGTGTAAGGTATGCGGAAAACCGGAAACTGATTTCGATAGCGTAAGTAAGTTTCTCCTTCATTGCCGACTATGTAAGAAAGAGGCAGGCAAGGACAGTCACATAAGCGAAACTATCAACGATGAAGAATTTATTGAAGTGCCGGACGTTGCCGAAGAACCGGAAACAGAAGAAGAGTCTGACAACTCTATATCAATACCGTTATCTATCTGCCCAAAGGAATTGGGATATTTAGCGGATGATAAGTTGATTAAGATAATGGTTATCGGCAGGAAGCGGGGGAATAGGTTTGTTGTTGAGGAAACAAAGTATAGATAAGGAGAACCTTAAATGAGCGAATTAACAATTAGACAGGCATTAAGAGAACGTGACTTAATGCTTAGTCTTAATAATATACAATGGATTTCTGTTAGTCATAATCCAAAATTAAAAATAAAAATTATGTTTTTATTGGGTGAATATAAAATATACTACACCGGAGAATATAAGGAAAAGGACGGTTGCTATATTATTAGTGATGCTGTTGTTTTAACAACTAACGAACTTATGTTTAGCGATACCGTAAGAGTACCTATTAATCATGTGATGTTTATTTGTGATATGCCTGAATGCAATAACTAAAACGGATAACCGGAGGTAATAAAAGTGGCTAAAATAAAAAGCATACAATTAGCAACGGCAGAGGAAATTCAAGAGTGGAATGGTAGTTTTGAATATAGGAGTATGGTTAAAGGAGAAAGTTATATCCTTTCCGGCAAAGAAGCAGAAAGGGTTTATGGAGGTAAACGATGCAACTAACTGATGCAGAAAAGAAAGTCATTTTAGAACTACGCAACCTTGGAGGATGGGGAACACTTACCGTCAAAGCAAAGGGCGGCAGGGTAGTTATGATAAGTCCTACTAAGGATATTAAATTAGATTAGGAGGTGGTAACAATGGCAGGTTGTAAGGGCGGTAAAGGTATGAAGGGCATGGGTAAAGGTATGTCGATGCCTAAGTCCGAAAAGAAAGAAATGGGAAAGGGTATGGGTTACGGGAAGAAGAAATAATAACCGAGGACGGTGACATAGTGCAAAACCATTCGAACACACAGACAGTAGAATTAACTGTTGATGCTTTTGATAAGTTTAGGGAAAGTTTTTCAAAAAGTCTTGATAGACGCGATGAATATATGCGTAGGCAAGCAGTAATACATGAAAAACGTGTAAAATTCTATGATTGGCTACATAAAAACTGTACAGAAGATAAGATTTTATTTATTGGCGAACTGGTACTGAATGATTTTTTATTGCCATCAGAATTCCATAAAGAATTAAAACCTTGGATTGACAGGTATGAGAAGGAAACTAAATAACCGAGGACGGTGTTATTGTGGGAACTGAATATACTTTTGTGTGTGAGGACTGCAAGAAATATTATGATATTGGCAAGGATACAACCACTATCCGCATGATGCCTACTCTCCTAAAAGAGCATGAGGGGCATAGTGTTTTAGTCTATTCTGAGCATGAGGCAGACTTAGAGGCTAAATACGAGGGTAGTAACTATCCCTTCAAGAACATTGAAACAGGTTATGCGGAAGAAAATGTTTGGGAAGAAAACGGATTATTTAGTGAGTGCGAAAAAGCTATTACTGTATGGGGTTATAATGATTTCTATGCTTGGTATTATGCTCAAAAATGGCATATAGACGCTTATCCTCCAAGGAAGCAATATACTCCAGAAGAACGGGCAGAGCGCAATGATCGTACAATAAAAGCAGTCCAAAACTTCTACGCAACACTATGTGATGATTTAGACGATAACTAAATAACCAATATCTCGAATCGAGAACGATAGAGGTAGGGTGTAGGAAAGTGTCATTATTGGCATTGTCTTATACTCTACCTCTATTTTTTATGCCTAAAAGGTGGTGAACTATGGAAAACGTAAGAGGAAATTCACAGGCAGAAAGTGATGCCGTTAGAATTTGTATGGATTGGTATGACGATGATAAAGCGGCAAGGCAATTTTATGTCGATGAAATGCGGGAAATGTATAAACTCTATACTTCTAGGCATTGGGACTTACTTGGTCCGAATGGTAATCCGCTAAGAACCGAGGCACAGCAACAGAATAGACCGAACAGCGTTGAGAATATTACCTTTTCTCTAATAGAAGGTACGGTAGCCGAGTTTGCTAACGAGATAGAGTTAATAGACCAGGGCGTTGAACCGGGTGACGAAGAAAAATCTAATATTATGACCGACCTTAAAAAATTCTTATTCTATAAGAACAAACTAACCTCCGAGAGAATTAAGTTTCTTCGGTGGTTTTTTCTGTACGGCACAGGTATTTGGCATATCTATTGGGACTCTAATTGGCGAGGTGGCAAAGGTCCGAACAGATGGGAAGGCGATATTCGCTGGAAAGCATTGCACCCGTTATGCCTAGTGCCTGATGCACGTTGTCGGGAGGATATAAATGAGGGAAATCGTTGCCATAAACCCGTATGGCGCACAATGGAGTATATACAAGAGAACTTCCCCGATAGGGCAAAGTTGGTTCAAGAACAAGGGTTGCACGACGATGATTTGCTGGATACTGACCAACTTGATACCGAAGGTTTTAGTCGCTCATATAACCAAGAACAGGTTCCCGTTATTGAAACATGGTATATTGGCAAACCGATGATTTTAGCACCAGGAGAACAAGACCAGGGAATAGGTTTACACGTTATTTTATGGGCAGGAGAACATCAAGGAGTTTATCTTAGACACAGTAACTATATGTACTTCGACCCCGGAGAAACTCCGGTATTTCCGTTTTTTGTGCGGCAGAGATACCCAAGAGAAAATAGCGTTTGGGGATTTGGCGATGCGTTCTATCTTAAGAATCCGCAAATTGTTAGGAATAAGACTGCTGAGATTATACTTGAAGGTCATATTCACGGGGCCATTGGGCAAACCTGGTATGATGAAAGGTCGCTTACTCCTAGACAAAAGAGGTTAATTGAGGAACGTGGTACTGCCCCCGGCATGTGGTTCCCGGTTGCCGATATTCAAGGGGTTAAGCGAGAGCATGGACAACCTATTCCCGGCAGTCTAATACAGGAAATGGGGCGTTTACAGTCCTCTATGGAGGGCATGATAGGTCGTTTTGATGTAAGTCAAGGCAGAACTCCCGGCAGCGTAACCGCATTTAAGGCAATTGCCGAGCTAGTTTCCCAAGCTAAGATAAGGTTAAGGACAGCAGAGCAGGAAATTAATTCTTCCTATGAGGATGCCGGTCAATTTACTAACCGCCTAATCGGCAAGTTTTACACAGAGCAAAGAACTTACCGGATTAATGGCAAGAACGACAAAGAAGGTTATAAGTATAACACCTTCAATGCTGATGAAATGAAAAAGGTTTACGACAAAGAAAACGGCATAACCATGCCTTTTAATGAGGTAGGAAAGTTAAATACCGGAGAAACAATAATGCCGGACGGCAGGATGTTAGATGCCAATACCTACCAAAAGGATTTTGAGGAATACTTCCCTGACTTTGATTGTTACTGTAAAGTTTCATCGGTAATACCGAGTGACCGCATGTATCATATGGAAATAGCTAAGGATTTATTGGTAGCAAGTGTCATTGATCCGGAAACTTTCTTCTATGTTATGGAATACGGCAAGTTCCCTCCCATACCCGAAATTATGGAGAGAATGAATAAGCAGAAGGAAGAACAGCAACGGATGGAAATGGAGCAGGAAGCAATGAAAAGAAGTTCTGTTCCTGGAGAACAACCTCCTGAGCAGGAAGAAGTTTCACAACAAGGTAACGAGATAGAACAAATTTTATCTCAATTGCCTCCGGAGATTAGGGAATACCTAATGTCCCTACCGCCAGAACAAATGATGTCAGAACTGCAATTATTAATACAACAAGATGTATAGCATAAATGTCTGAAACGTGCTGTAGACGTTAAAAACCGCAAGGAACAGTCCAAAACATGCACAAGACTTTAAACTGTGCAAGGATATTATAACCGACGGGTTTAAAACGGGAGGCAAATTATGTTTAAAGACTTATTAGGAATTAATGCGGCAGAAGATAAATTCTTAGGCAGATTCAATCGCGCTTTAATGGTAACGGATGGTGGTTTTTCTGGCGGTGGTTTTGTTGATGATACCGAAATTGACGATCCAAATATTCCAGACAAAGACGGCGATAAGGACGTTGAACTCGTTGAGTTGCCAACTGACGATGAGGTAAGCGACGATTTTTCCGGTGGGGACGAGGACTTAAGGGAAGAAGAAGTTGAACAAGAACCGGAATTAAAAAAAGAACCTACCGTTAAAGAAAAAACATACACGAAAGCAGAAATGCAGACAGAAATTGACCGGGTATTAGCGGATAGACTTTCCCGTGAGAGAGCAAAAATTGAAGCTGATAAGCAGGCAGAGAAACGTCAGGCGCAGGTAGAGGCAGAGGCAAAAACCTATTGGATAGAACAGCAGACGGAGAAAGAGGAATATTTCGCTGCACTTGGTTTTGATGAAACAAAGGCAAAGAAACTTGCTTCGGAAGAAATTAAGAAGGAGCAGAGAATTGCCCGACTTGAACAAGAACTGATTAGCGCAAAACAACAGATTGAATTTACCGGAAAGTCAACTGACTACGAAAGGCAAAGGCAGGCGGTATTAAATAGTAATCCTCAAATTAGACCATATGCTATTATGTACGCTGCCGAGATTGATGCGGTAAGTCAAAATGGTGCCGCCATTGATTTTGAAACTGCTATGAAGTTTGTTATCGGTGAAAAGTTTACATCTGGAGAATTAAGGAAATCAGTAAAAACTGCCGCCGAACAAAAGACGCTTGCCAATATTAAAGGTCGCCAAAAACTTAGGGTTGAAGATGCTAACCTGCCGGTAGGAAGTAAATCCGAGCAGGTTGATTTAACTCCGCTGCAAAAACATTTCGCCGCAAGGCTAGATATGTCCGAAAAAGATTTTGCCTCCGGTATAACGAAAAAATCTAAGAAAAGAAGGTAGGTTGAGAAAATGGCTTTAACTGCATCTAGAACTACAAATGGGTTTGAACCTAAATATAACAAACTTGGCGGGACTGTAGATAACGCAGTCGATTATGAATTAACTCCCGGCGTTGCTTTTAGCGCAGGCGACATGGTTGTATTGACTGCCAATAGGGTTGCTAAAGCGGCAGCAAACGCGACTAATGTACTTGGCGTAATGGCTGAGACTATTGCAGCAGCAGACAATCCGGCAGCGACAACAACTTACGGTAGGGTATATGATAATCCATTTATTGTCTATCGCTGCTCTTTTGCTGACCATAGGGACGCTACAGCAACTGGCGGGACAACTACTACTTTGGTTGACACTGCATTAAGTACATCATCTGATGATGATTGGAATGGTGCATTGCTGTATATTTACGAAGGTCCGGCAGCAGGAAGTATTCGCACAGTAAAGGATTACACGGGTTCAAGCGACACACTGACCGTTGAAGAACCATTTCCGACTGCTCCGACAACCGCGAGTAAGTATATTCTGCTTGGTGCTGGAGGTTCCGGTGACGTTATTAATATTGGCAGTTTTGGTGTTGACCTGAAAGATGAAAATACCATTGATGCAAACGCTACTATCGCCAACGAAGCAGGTCCATTGTTGGTAGTAAATATTTACCCTGCCGATTTAATGATGGATGTTGTTATCCGCAAGCACATCTATAATGCATAGCAATAACCGCAAATTAAAATAAAAATTAAATGACAAAAGACTTAGGCAATTTTAGCCTGGGTCTTTTTGTTTTGAGGAGGAAAACAAATGCCGTTAATTTCTGACAATTGGGCAGAGCAACTTGAACCTGGTCTAAGGAAGATATTTGACTTGGCCGGTAAGAAAGAAAAGGACTTCCTTGGTCTGATGTATAACGTGGAAAACTCCACAAAAGCGCAGGAAACTAATCAGGGCATCGGTGACTTAGGGTTAATGGAAGAATGGGGAGCAACAGGGAATAAAGTTTCTTATGAGGACTTTAGGAAAGGTTTCACTTCTAACTATATTCACCGTAAATATTCTAAAGGTACACAGATTGAGCGCGAGTTAGTTGAGGACGAACAATACGGCGAGATTAAAAAGCGTGTCCGTAATCTCCGTATGGTTGAATATAGAACTATTCAGTATCATGCTGCTATACCGTTTAATAACGCTTTTAACGCATCTTATGCCGGTCCAGATGGGGTTGCTCTTTGTTCTGCATCGCACCCGAAAGCACCTGGAAGTTCTGCCGTAACTTCAAACTTCGGCACATATGCGCTGACTGCCGCTAACGTGACTACCGTTAGAAACAATATGCGTCGTTGGGAGGACGATAAGGGTAATCCATTCTTGGTTATGCCGGATACTCTGATCGTGCCGACTGAATTATTTGAACCTGCAAGGGTTATTGCCGATACTGAGGAAAAGCCTGGGACAACCGACCACGGCGTAAACGTCTGGAAAGGCGTGTTCAATGTAGTTGAATGGCCTTGGTTGACAGACGCTAACGCTTGGTTCAAACACTAGGACCCATTATATATGTGATACCAATTAGTAATCTAATTAGTCCGTTGACAATCTTTTTCATATAATAACAGTAAAAGAAGATCCATCTAAAATATTTGACAAAAATAACTTAATTTCGCTTTGCGATGACTGTCATAGAAGTAAGGTCAATGGACATGAAAAAGATTATGAAAAAATGTTCACAGATATAATTGCAAAGACGGTGAATTGCTGGAACCCCCTAAAACCACTATGCCACAACACGACTGGTAACGGTGAATGTGATGGCTTGAAAAGTTAGTGGATGAAACAATGGGAAATCAGCAGCCAAGCACCCGATGTAGTCAATAGAGACGAGGGCGGGTGAAGGTTCAACGACTAGGACTGAGGAAACAATAATGTCCATAAGCGCCGTCCCCGAAAGGGATGATATAGTCTGCTCTGCATGGAAACATACAGTTAACATATGGCATGTGTGATAGCGAGAGAATGAAGCAATTCTTAAATTGGTATTGGAGAAGGCAACCTGGATTTAAGGCAACTGAGGACTTCGACACTGAAATTGCTAAGTATGCGACAATTGCACGTTTCTCTTATGGTTGGGATGATTTCAGCTTTATCTATGGCTGTAATCCTAGCTAGATTAATGAATATTAGGGCAGGGTTTATCGCCCTGCCCTTTCTGTTTATGTAGGGGGTGGAAAAAATTTCTATCGTAGAAGGAAAAAATCCAGTAGGTGAGAGTGCGGCAAAACAAAACCCTATTACCATTGCCGGAGTTGATGGAGATAATAAAGTTATCGGAATGGTACTTAACTCCGATGGTTCAATAACTGCTAAATTAGCTGCAGGCACGGCTATTATTGGAAAATTTATTCCCGTAGATACTGACGGTGACGAAAAGTTTACCAATACTAACCCGGCTAGTGTGAAAGTAACCGGTAGTAGAACTGCACCAGTAGCACACAGGGCAGCGATAACCGCAGCAGACAAAGCTGCAACTGTAACAATAACCGCAGCAGACCAACCAGCAACAGCAGGTTCCTTGACTGCTGTCTCTCACGGTATTGGAGTAGCACCTGGGAATATTTATGGTTCTGCTGGTGTTAGTGCTTTAGTAACTGTTACGCCAACCGTCAATAAATCTATCGACATAACCATTCCCCAGGCAACTGGTGCAACATACTATGAGGTTTTTGTCGGAACTACACCAACCGCACCTTTGTTGGTTGCCCGAATAACTGAGGGGCAACGTGCTACAGGATGTGCTATTACAGCGGTGGGGACTGTCGGCGAAGGGGGCAGTGCAGGTGTTGTAAATGTTCAAGTTGTTGGAACAGGTCAGGCATCAACTTCAGTCAATTTTGCATATAACAACGCCTACATCCCCGCCGCAATAACTGCTTTGGATTGTACAGGTAAAACTAAAGCCTATATCCATACAAAAATGTCGTTAACTGATAACAGGACTTTACCTACCCTTGTTATTGTACCGTTCTTGCAAAATGGTAATAACGATTGGTACGCTGGACAGGCTCAAACTGTGTTGATTATGTCTGGTACCGCTGGTCAAGCGTTAAATCAGGTCTTAGAAATTGATGTTAACAGTGCGGAGGGCATGATTGTCTTGATTGATACCCTAACAGGACAAGACGCCTCGATTAATATTGATGTGGAGTTGTTTTAAATGAAGCAACCTCAATTAAACAGACCTATCCCAATACAGCAATGTAGCCAAATACTTGTATCAAAAACAGGGTTAAATGCTGATTATTTTCCTGCTAAACAGTTCTCCTTAAACCTGGATAGTCAAAAATTAATTGACTTTTCAGGTTTAAGTAACCACGGAGATCACGGTAATATGGTTACAGCTGATAGTGGAGACCCTACACAAGAAGCCAATAATTTGTTTTATAACTCTGATGATTTTACCACTATACCTATAGGGGTTTTGAACTCTATTGAGGGTACATTCGAGGTAGTTTTTAATGCTGTAGATAGCTATGGTGGTTTACGAATTTTAGGCTCTGATCATACCGCAGGGACTAATAGTGAAGTCAGGTCTTTTGTAGCAGCAAACAACCAATTTGGTCTGACTTTATTTAACGGTACAGCATCAAAAACAGGTAGAGTGCTATTATCTTACGGTATAAATTTAATTTACGCTTGCACCTGGAAATACAACGGGAATGTTACAACTGTCTCTGCTTATTTAAACGGTAAAATACAATCGGTAGATACTTTAGTTGGGCAAGTAGTAGTACCTAATACGTCCTTATGGGTGGGTAAGTGGAACGCTAACTACTCAAAGTTTAGGTTGTTTAGATCGTTATTTTACAATAGACAACTAAGTAAGTATGAGGTACAACAAAATTATGAGGGGAATAAGGAAGATTTAAAAAAATATAAGGTGGTGTTATAAGTGGATAAGTATGCGATTTTCCCGAATACGGAAGCTGTAGAATCAGCGGTTATGCCATCCGGTCTAGGTATTTATCCCGTCCCCATAGCAATTGATGGTAGAGTTGCTGTTATATACAATTTCGTTCAGATGGACATTGACTATTTGATTAGTCTAGGAAATGTATGGCTAGGGGATAATTTCCCTCCTGATTGGGAGGAGCCACCTATTGAACCCTAAGTAAACTATGGGGAGGTTAACAGCCTCCCATTTTACATAAAAGAGGTGATAAAATGTCCTTCACACTAACAAACTGCAAATCAATTGCCGACTCATTAATAAATGAAACCATAGATAGCACTAACTTGCTTATATGGGGAAAAGAGTGTCTGCAAGACAATATTCCCTCTCAGTTATGGCAAGAAAATTCAAAAGAATACAAATCAGCGGTTGCAAAGAGGTCTTACAACCTACCGAGCGACTTTTTTAGTTTAGTGAGTCTATCGAAAACTATCGGATCACCGGCAGGACTAACGGTAACACCAACCGGAACTACCGGAACAACTACATATAAATACCGAATTACGGCAGTTACTTCGGACTCCGGGGAAACTATCCCATGCGCCGAAGTCACATCTACTACCGGCAATGCCACGTTATCAGAAACAAACTATAACGCATTGTCATGGACAGCGGTTGACGATGCTGCAAGTTATAATATTTATCGTACTTACGGAGGCACCACAACAGGTTTAATCGGTACAACTACAGAAACTACCTTCGATGATACGGGACTTGCCGGTGACTCTGAAAATATCCCTACAGAGGATACTACTGGAGATACTTACGATGATTTTTTTATCCGCAACAGGAAGATTTCCTTTACCTATGCCGACAACTATGCTCTTACATATGTTGCCTATCCTACTATTTCTAGCATATCGGAGAACATATCATTGCCCGATGCTTGCCAATATGCCATAGCTAAGTTTATTGCTTCAAGATTTAGGAGTAATGACGATTCTGACGATGCCGATGCTTCGAGATGGATGCTTGAATTTCAGAATTCTATCAATAAACTGGTCAATGAAATGGAAATTGATAGTAAATCGTTTCAGGTGCAAATGGCATGGTAGTAGCACAGATACCCAAGAGGGGTAATAGCGGCAATAACAAAAAACCTATCGACATCAAAGGTTTCGGCGGTATAAATAAAAGTCACACAAGAAACGTCAAGCAACCATCTATCGGCAAAAACTTCTACACAAAAAACGGAGCGTTGTTTACTCGTCCTGGTTTGGTTGAGATAAGCGATCCTCCCAGCGTAACCGCACCAATTTATAGCATACACTCATGTAAGCAGGCACAACTTACAGAACGATTAATCATACAATCAGGAAGTGAGTTGCACCACAGAACGGATGAATTAAACCCTTGGGCATTGTTGGCGAGCAGCATATCTGGCTATGGGTACGGCAACGTCTGGAGAGATCACTTAATTTTATCGTTCGGAGCAAAAGTTCTGGACTATAGTATTGAAACTGCTAGTGCCAGCGATTTACGCGGTGGTGCTACGGCAATGCCTGGTTGTTTATTTACCGCAACATGGAAGGACTATCTCTGGACAATACCTGGACCGAACTGGGCTCCGGCGTACAAAACACAATTCAACGGCTATCAGTATGAACCTGTTGACCCAGAAGTACCTGACGGAGAGCAGCAGATAGTTGACCGAGATATTACCGAATGGCCAGAAGAATATAACGTACCTATGAGTGATGGAACGTCTCTGATGGCAGGATTACCGTTAGGTTCGTCGCTATTCTGCATAACCGGGGCGTCAACATGGCACATTTACGGTAACAATGAGGACGATTTCGAGGTTCATCAAGGTTCTCGTGTAGGTGCATATGAAAACGGTGATTTCTGTCCTGCCGCATTAGTGTCTGATATGCCTATGTGGTTAGGAAATGACCGTAAGGTTTATCGCTATACTGGTTCGGTTGTGGAACCTATTAGCCAACCGATTGATGATTTGCTGGAAGATGAATTTGCGGAAGCGGGTTTAATACCAAGAGTTTATTCTCTGGACAATAAGTTTTGGCTGTTTGCGCTGAGGAACATTCTAGTAGGCGACACAGACAAGGAAACCACGAATTGCTACGTCTATGACCCGGCAGAAAGAGAGTGGTATATTTATGAGTTTTCCGGTCATATCCTTAGCGCAGGCATTTATGACGGTAAGATTCATCTAGGGACTAAAGAAGGTAAGATACTCGTCATGGATGATACTGTAGTAGTCGATGATGAAGTAGATATTACTACATCACTAACGGTAGGACCTTTAAACTCACAGGGTAGGGTTATGAATACTAAAACCCTGCACCTTACCGCTGATCCGGCAAATGACATTGACATAGCAGTTTATACCTCAGTTGATGGTGAAGCAGAAGTTTCGCAAGGTACGGTTAGTTTTGAAGAAGGTGTTTTGTCTACACAGAAAATAAGGATAAATGCCAGAGGTAAAAATATCTCAGTTAGGTTGGAGTCTACTAATAAAGTTGACGAGTTGCAGAGTGCTACGCTTACGGTTATACCGAAGGCTTTGAAGTAGGTGAGAGTATGGCAATAGAAATTTTGACAGCAGAAGACCTTGATAATGTTCGGAATAATCTGTCTGGTGAATATATCCAGATGGCCGATATTGATTTGAGTGGCTATGCTAATTGGGTTCCCATTGATTCTTTTGATGGTCAGTATGACGGTAACAAGTTTATCATAGACAACTTAAGTCAAAATGAAACTTCCTTTTTGGGTTTATTTGGTTCCGTAAGTAATGCAACGATAAAAAACGTAAGACTAACTAATGTTAGTATTACAGGAACTAATGCAATTGGTGCGCTTTGCGCTCAGGTTTCGGGTAGTAGCAGCGAGATAATTAATTGTAAAGCATTAAGTGGCCAAATCACCGGAACAAATACCCTTGGTGGTCTAATAGGGCAGGTATTTGGTAATCCAACCATAGATAAATGTTCTTCCGGGATAAATATAAATGGAATCGCAGATATTTATTCAGGTAACTATGTTGGTGGTCTAATAGGTCAAGTTTTGTCAGGTATTAATGCCACAGAGTGCTATGCCTATGGTAATGTTCAGGTAATGTATGGAAATGCAGGAGGTTTGATAGGTGACATAGATTTTGGCTATCTACTAGATTGTTTTGCAAGAGGTAGTGTTGTTAGTGTAACTACAAACGAATTCACAACATGTAATTTTGGCGGTCTTATAGGTTATTATGGCGCATCAGCCAGTGGAGAATTTAGTGCAATAAATTGCTACTCAATTGGTTTAATTTCGCAAGGTATTACGGTTTACGGTTCTATGGGTGGTTTAATAGGTGTCATCGAGAGTTACGAGTGGTCAAGCACGGAATACCAGATAACTAATTCATACTACGATTCCGAAACTTCCGGCCAATCTGATATAGACAAGGGTATTCCCAAAACCACAATAGAAATGAAAGCACAGGCAACATTTTTAAGCTGGGATTTTGCTGAAAAATGGAAAATAGATGAAGGAAATACTTACCCTGCGTTTTACCTAGATACACCAACCACAACTCCTAGCGGTGAAACATTTAGTGGTAGCGTAACTGTAACTATAGGCAATGTGGATACTGACTGTGTTGCGTATTATACGACTGATGGAACCACTCCTACAACTGATAGTACGGCATATATCATACCTTTTACGTTGTCTGTTTCCGCAAGCATGAAAGTAGCGGCATATAACTTGATAACAGGGTTATGGAGCGATGTTGTAAGTGCTAAGTTTATTAAAAATGCCGAACCAGACCCCGGCGGAGATAACCCTAATGTTCCTGCACTAATAACGAAAGAACTAAAAACCCTAACATTTAAACGTGCATCCCATACCGACACTAAGCAGGCGGCAGATGCTACAAACGATAATTTCCGGCAGGTTAGCAGTTATACCGGGGCAGTAACTAAGACGATGAAACAGTATAATCAGAACTTCGCCGCAATAACGCAGTACCAAACAGACATGAATGCTTATATTGCTAACCTTGAAACATTATTGATTGCCGCTGGAATAATGCCAGCACCAGAATAAACTTAAGGAGGTAGAACTAATATGGCAGTTTCAGCTAAATGGTTTGGTCAGGCCTTACTTAAGGCGCTTAACAAGGAAATTGATTTCGATACAGACACCGTAAAGGTAATGCTATGCACATCAACTTATACGCCCAATCAAGATACGCATGATTATAAAGATGATGTGACTAACGAAGTAACTGGCGTTGGTTATTCTGCTGGCGGTGCTACTTTAGCAAGTAAAACAATAGCCTATGATACCGGAACAAACATAATAAAACTCGATGCCGCTGATACAAGTTGGACAACCGCCACCATTACCGCTCGATATGCAGTTATTTATGTGGATACTGGTGTTGCTTCGACAAGTCCGTTGCTAGGTTACGTTGATTTCGGAGCAGATGAGTCTAGTTCAGCAGGTACATTTCTAATTCAATGGAGCGCAGATGGAATATTTAAAATAACCGTTTCGTAATCTCAGAAGGTGGGGTGTTTAGATGGCTGACGTTACAATATTGTCCCCAGTTGCTGAGATTACAGCAGAAATGCCTACTCTGGATATACAGATAGATCATACAATAACGGCATTAGTTGCTGATGTGCAAGTCAGTATGCCTATACCTGCTGTACCGGATAACATTATCTATGCGGTAACAGCACAGACTACGGCAAGTATGCCTAACCCCGATATGCCTAATATTGTTATAGCAGTAGTCGCCAACGCAACACAAGACATGCCCATACCAGTTATACCTAACAATGTAGTTAGTGCGGTAACTGCGACTATTACTATAACCGCCTTACCGCCGATACTAATTGTTAATGTGGTCAAATTGGAATATATTCTCAAAGCGGTTAAGGTGTTATCGTTTAATTTAAAGGCAACAGATAATATAAGTTATACCTTGAAATTAGGTGGTGGATCGTAATGGCTGTCTCAAAACATATTAAGAAAAATGATGTTGGTAATCAGTTGTCATTTACCTTGACCGACCAAGATGATGTTGCGCTAAATCTAACCGGGGCGACAGTTAAGGTAATACTTGCAGGTGGTTACACTTACACCAAATTAGAACGTACTTGCGTTATAGATAGTGCTGTCGCCGGGACGTGTCACTACATACTTACCGCAGAAGATACGAGCGTCCCAGGAGATTACAGTATAGAGGTTAACATTGATTATGGAGGTAGTGAGTTTACTACCGTTACGCAGGGAGATTTAAGAATTGTTGACACATTATAAGGTGGTGACTTTATGGCTTATTACGACCCAAATAAAGAAAATCAGAACTTTCTTCAAAATGCTCTGTCTAGCTATAAGCCGAAACAATATAACGATTGGCAGTATATCGCTAATCAGCAGGTAGCAAATCCTGATTTAAGTGGTCTACGCAGACAAGCATACCAGGGCAGGGATACGGCACTTGGCAGACTCAAGAGTAACTACGGAGACAGCAGGACTAAGCTTAAAAACTCATATTCCGATGCAATGTCTAATCTACAGTCAAGTCAGACCAACCAGACTAATTCTGCAATCAAGCGGTCGCTGGCTAGTGGATTAGGTGGCATGGGACAAGGCCCAGGGGTAGGACTGGCTAATTACCGAACTGATGCGATTAAGGATAATTTTAAGCCATCTTTTGAGAGGTTAGACAGAGATAATGCGGTCAACATGAAGATTTTACTCAGGAACTACAATGAGGGAACGGATGATGTTTACAGCAAGTACCGGGGTGCTTTAGGTAAGATTGACGAACAGAAGGAAGATCGCAATCTGAAGGTTGCTGCCGAAGCGACTAGGTTGATGCAGCAGGATACACAGGGGTTCCGGAATTGGCAGGAGGCGTTAGCTGATACTTTGCGGAAGTATAGTGCAGATCAGGAAGATATGGCGTACAAGCAGGAGCAGGACGCGTATAAACGGGAGCAGGATGCTTTCAACAACAGACTTGCGCTAGAGAGGTTTGGTTGGAGTAAGGAACAGGCTATGTTCCCGTACCAATATCCAACGGCTAATTCGTTGTTGTCGGCACAAAATAATCCTGGTGGGTTTAGTCCTTACCAACAATATCAGATGCAGAATAGGCAAGTTACGCAAGATTTTATTTCTCAACTGTTAATGTCGCCAAACAAAGAGCAGTTCCTACAGGAAAATATTGCAGATGCCTCTGAGTCAGGCGTAGACTTGGGTACTGTGTGGAGTGTATACAACAATTATGGTTTTTAGGGCGGTGATAAGATGCCAGTAGTTAACGGTAGATGGGTTCCTTCTGGTGGTGGGGTTGATGGTTCAGGTTATAGGGGTTTCAATGCCCTAGTTAATGAGGCACTGCAAAACAAGTATAACGAAATATACCAAAATATTCCTACTAACACGACGCTGAAAATTCCGCAGATTACCAGCGATCCGAGTCAAGCAGATAATATTTTGAATTACGATGATGTACCTCTTATGCCAAAATTTAAAGCACCAGAACAACCAAAAGGTTTATACAAATCTCTTGACAGCAAACTAGGAGGGGTGTTGCCGGGAGGTATTCCCGGTCCATCCCTCGATGCTACGAAAAAATGGATTGACAGATCATCCATGGCTGCCGGGGAAATCATAACTGGCATAGACAACCCCAACAAGCCTAATGTCGGCGATTTTGTAGTTAATAGCAAGCCACTTTTCGATAAAAAAGATATGCCTGATATGGTTAAAAACTTACCGGAAAGTTTTACTAATAGTAGGCCTGTAAAATTAAACTCTGCCGACCTTGCCGGGGGATTAGCTGGTTTCCTGGCTGGCGGTGAATTTAATGTAGGCTCAAAAATATTCCAGGGGGCAGAAAACGCTATAGGTCAAGCGTTATCCCGTTTGGGAACTAAATCCTCTAAAGTAGCAAATATCCCTAGTCTTACTCAGAGTACTATTAAGGTCGGAGGGGCAACTATTCCATACGAGTATTCCAGGGCAATAGCGAATGACCGTGAGTTTAATACCGGAGAAGCGGCGCAGGCTGGGGCGACTAATGCCGCCATAGGTGTGATATTGGGGCGTTTGGGCGGGGTGTTGGGCAGAGAGAAAACCCCTACTCCTGCACCTACCGAGTTTAGGATGCCAGAGTATAAACCGCCCGATATGTCAAGTTTTACGGCAGGGGAATTGGCTAACATCAGAAGTCAGTCGAAAACGATGGATTCTCCCGCATCAGTCCCTTTACCGGAAGTTGCCGCTAAGACGGCTAAAGAAGTTGCGGCAGCAAGGCAGACTCTTAGTAGTACATTGAGCATAGATAAGGCCAATCAAGTGCTGGATGAATTTCCTGAACTTGAATCGCAGTTCTCGTATTTTAGATTAAAACCTGGAGATCCCGTTATCTTGCCGGATGGTAGACAGGCGACAGTTACTAGGGCAGATAAGATGATTATACAAGTTGATGCTGGCGGTAAAACTGTTAGCGTTGGGCGAAAAGCGGTTAAGATGCCAGAGGTTGTTGGCAATAAAGTGATGGCTGAGGACATAGGATTAAAACCGGAGAAAGCGGAAAAACTTAATAAAATAGTTAATGATGCTGGATTTAAAAATGTTGAAGAAGCGCAAAAAACACTAAGGGCAGTACAGCGCATCGGAGATAAAGGACAGGTATTTTATCGCGGCGAAATGGTTCCTGAAGGCGCGCAGGGCAAGAGTAGAAATATCCAGCAAATGCAAACCATAGAAGATGTTCTTGGTTGGACTCCGGAAGAAAAAATTAAAAGATTTGAAAATAATATTTCCATGCAGAAAAAACGGAAGAAAAATGCAGAGGCAATTCTTCAAAATAAACCTGACTACTCCAATTACGAGGATATGGTTAATAGAGATTCCGCGAAGTGGGAAATTGAGCAAGCAGATTATTTTATTTTGAGTTACCAGAAAGATATAGATAAACTTAAAAAGCAAATTAAGGACACAGCAGAAGTAGATAAAATTTCTAAGGAAAATGACTTACTTTATGTTACTACTCAAAAAGAAACCGCAAATTCATATGCCAAACAAATAGAAAATTTGCCAGACACTATATCCGGAGGAAAGCCGGAAGGATACAATCCTACTGTTTACGAAATGAAGGGTTTGTTTGATAATACTTTAGATTTGACACATATCAAAAAAGGCGAAATTGATATGGATCGAGCATATGATTTGATGGATGAACTTGGTGTTCCACGAGAAAAACAGGATTCTATTGCTGAAAATCTTGGAATAGATGAAATGGATGGTATTGACGGTAGTGTATTTAAGTTATTTAGAGGTAAAAATTTACCTATCGTACTGGATGCAATTAAAGATAAGGGCTATGATTCAATTCGTTATTCGGAAGGTGTACAGGATAATTGGATTGTCTTAGATAGAAGTAAAATTTCTTTAGTCGAAAAAATTGATGCTATAGGCAAGTTTGACGATAAAACTAAGAGCGATATTTTAAACTGGAAACCTGATAGTGAAAACACCTCTAAAACCATGTCCGAGGACATTGGATTAAAACCGGAGAAAGCGGAAATGGTTGTAGGTGAAGATGTTGGCCTTGGACCGGAGAAAGCAGATGGTCAAGCAGAAATACCATTATCTCCCGGCATTAGTCCAATGAGTGTAAGATTACCAGACACCATAGAAACAATTACTTCTAAGTCCGAAGGAAACTCTCTGTTTAATAAAATAGCACCCGAAAACATCAAGAGTATGGCAAAAAAATTATACTACAAAACCGTGGACGGTTACAATAGAATTAATGACTTTGACAAAACAGTAGCCAAGGCAGGGGGAACAATCCCTTATAATAAACGTGCTTACATACTAGCACATAATACCAGCAACGCAGAGGCATTGGCTCAGAGAACGCTTACTGAAAATCTAGTAGACTCTCAGGGGAATGTTGTTGGCGCACCGCTTAAGGATATAGTTCAACAGGTTCCAAAAGGGCAATGGAGGCAGTTTGAGGATTATCTAAAACTCAAGCACTCTAAAGCATGGGAAAACTCCGATATGACAGTATATGACAGGGAACTAAATATGTCGCCCGAAATGGCTGATATGAAAATAGTAAAATACGATGCAGAAAATCCTTGGATGGCACAGGCGGCCAAAGATTATACTTCATGGATAAATAAGTTTGGGGAGACATGGTTAGTTGAAACAGGCCTAATTCCTGAAAATGTCTGGAACGCTATGAGGGTAAAATACGGCGACTATGTGCCGATGCAACGCCTAATGGAGGAAGTTGAGATTGGCAAAACAGGGGCAAAAGGTTCGTTTGCTGATCAACCAAATCCGGTTAAGCGTGCCAGAGGTTCGGAGCGCAAGACTATTGAATCTCTGGAAACAATGATAGAAAGAGTTCCTAACTATATCAAGGCAGCCAAGCGCAACGAGGTCATGCAAAGGATTATTGAGGACATACAGAAAGACCCCGAAGGTATGAGTATTTGGGGAGAAATAGTTGACTCAAATACAGCCAATCTTACCATGCCAAATATTGTTGCAGGAAGAATTAATGGAGAAAGGGTTCATGTTAGAGTTAATGATTTGCCATTACTCGAAGCAATATCCGGTCTAACCCCACAGGCTCAAAATGTAGTTATGGATGCGGCAAGGTCGATAACCAGCAAAATGAAATTACTAACAACTGGAATAAACCCGATATTTTCACTTGGTAGGAACGTAGTCCGTGACTTGCCTATGTCTTATGTCGCCTCTAAAAGCACCAATAGCCCTGTAGAGTGGTCGAAGGATATTGTAGGTGCCTTACTGGACATATTGGGCAATAGGGCGGCGTATAAGTCGTACAAGGACATGGGCGGCGGGTATGCTTCTGCTGTATCGACAGATGTTAATATCTTGGCAAATTCTAAGGCAAAGTTAATGCCGGGGTATTACGATTTTAGCAACATCAAAAATCCGGTTGAATATACGAAAAGACTTCTTGGTGTGCCGTTTAAGGCACTTGAAAAACTTGCAGACTTTACCGAAGCAGTACCGAGACTCTCCGAGTATCGGCGCATTATCCGAAAGGATGGTGACAGCTATGCGTCTAGGACTAAGGCACTATATGAGAGCAAGGATGTTACCGTAAATTTCCAGAAAAAGAATACCGCAGATGTTACTAATTTTCTTGATGCCTTCATACCATATTTTGGTGCTTCTATAAATGGAATTGATAAGTTAGCGAGGATATATAAGGATAATCCAGTTGCTGCACTCGGCAAAACATTTGCGGCAATAACGGTTCCGACATTGATGTTGTATGCTTACAATCACGATAACCCAGAATATCAGAAATTAAGTAGTTGGACTAAAGATACAAACTACCTTATCCCTTTACCTGGTGGTACTTTTTTAAAATTACCCAAACCTCGTGAGGGTGGCGTAGTTTTTGGCGCATTAGTAGAGAGAACATTGGATAGTCTTAAGAAAGAAAATCCCGATGCTTTTGCGAAATTTTCAGACACTATTTGGGCAAGTTTTATGCCTCCTGGTAGAACTATCGCTGCGCCAATCAACGATCTGCGAGCAAATAAAGACTTTGTTGATCGTCCCGTAGTTCCAGAATACATGAAAAACATGAGTCCGGGCCAACAATACGACGAAAAAACATCGTCTTTTGCCAAAAAGCTAGGAGAATCGTATCCTGAAAAAGTATCACCAAAACAGGTTGATTACTTAGTGAAAAGCTATCTTGGGGTAATTGGTCAAGTAGGTATCCCTGCGCTATCAGAGGGTAGTACGGGTGATACTTTAAAGAGAATTTTTACTGCTGACCCTGCCTATAATACTGATGTGACGCAAAAGTTTTACGATGCCAAACGGAAACTAGATACAATGAAGGCAGACACAAAGCAGACCGGAGAAGTTATAGGTGAGGATGATGAAAAGTTAAGGAAACTATACGGCAAAGTTGCTGAAATGATTTCTGATAACCGCACTGCTTTAAGGGAATTACAAAAGGATAAGTCTATCCTTCCAAAACAGAAAACCATTAAGTTGAGGGATATGCAAGTTAAAGCTGTTGCACTTGCCGATATTGTTAATCAGCCATTAGATGCTCAACTTAAAATATATGAACAATTAAAGAGAAGAAGATTTATTACCGAAGATAAGCCAAAATCACCGGCAAGGACTAGGATGGATGAAAGGAATAAACAAAAAAGAAATAGTGCTATCGAGAGTATACTCTCTGAGTAGCACTATTCTTTGTGCGTTTTCTCATAACATAGAGTAAAAATTATTCCAGCAGGTACAACAACAATCCAAATTATCCACCAAATAAAGTTGATTATTTTTTCTACTATTGGAAATGCCATTGTTAGTAAAATCATTATGATTATGATATATGTCCAGTGCATTTGCTTATCCATTAGAATCACTCTTTTTCTCTATTGAATTATTTTCTTTCTTTTTGTCAATCGGAGTCACAATCAATAACCACAGAGCGTTAATGCCGAGAGATACGATCCACATTATCGTGTAGTTTGTTTCCGTTTTCTTTGGGTCTTTACTGACTAGCGGTTGCATTGGTTCTATTTTTACATCTGCTAATTCGGCAAAAGACTGGATTTTATAAGTCTCCATCCAGACTTGACCTGTCCAATGATCTGTTTTCCATTTTATAATCTTATAGTTAGTTGTCTTTGTTGCCGTGTACTCCCAACGGTTAACCCATAGCACGATTAGTATTACTGTTATAAAAATAGGCAACAACCATGTTTTTCTCATAACGACCCCTCCTCATGTCATTTGTATTCAAGGGAGGGGGAAAATATCCTTTGATATTCTCTGTCGAAAATTATTAAGTTTTTTAATTATTGTTCCTGCACATATTCAAATAAATCTCCCGGTTGACATTTGAGAATGCGACATAACTTATCTATTTGTTCAATCTCAATTCTTTTTGTCGTGCCATGCCAAAACTGGGAAATGGTTCCCGGTCTAATTCCGGTCATTTGGCATAACTGCCTTTGGTTTATGCGGTGACGACCCATTAATTCTGAAACTTTTACCACTATCATTATTTTACACCTCCTACCGTATATAGTATATCATCATGCGTTATTATATTGCAACTATTTTTTAATTATACTACCTTTATCGTATTGACTTATTACCCTTGTGGTAGTATAATTTATATAGAAGTAATATATATTAGTGAGGTGGAGGGATTATGCGGGAAAGTTTCAAGGATTGTTTTGCGGAGTTATGCGCTGACAGGTCAGGTAACGCCATAATGGAGGCAAGTAAGGAAGTAGGTTATGGCGAAGTTGTGGCTAATCTATATTCTATCCGCAATATGATGGAGGAATTAGTAGGACCGAAAAACACAAAGTTGATGACCCAATTATTGGATGCCTATAGCCATAAGCAGGCACTTGACACTCAGGCGGCATACGAACAGGGTATGCGCGACGGGTTGCGATTGACTAAGATAATGGGAGGTGCTTGCTTATGAGTAGTCAACTTGTTCCGGTAGAGCAAAAACTAGTCAACTTTAACGGCGCCGATATTATGGCAGTAAAGGCCAATGATGATAAAGTTTACGTTGGTGTGAGTTGGGTGTGTGATGGTTTAGGTCTTAATGAAAACCAAACTAAGGCACAGAGGGACAAAATAAATAGCGATATTGTACTTTCTAAAGGGGGGCGTAAAATCTCCACCCTTACTAACGGAGGGAATCAAGAAATATTGGTCCTAGACCTAAACTTCCTACCTCTCTGGTTGGCTAAAATAAACGCCAATATTATCGAGAGCGAAGAAGTACAGGAAAGACTTGTCGAATACCAGTTAAGGGCAAAAGACGTTTTAGCAGATGCATTTTTACAGAAGGCCAAATCGCTTCGGCGCAGAATACCCACATGGGACCGCGAAGCAATGGCAGAAATAAGATTTGCAAAAGAGTTTGCCAGGGCGATAGGAATTAGACCGGAACGTGCGGTTGCAGTTGCCATTGCCAGAACCGAGAGAGAAACAGGCAGACAATTAACCGACTACAGAAAACTATTACCGGCAGTAAGCGAAGAAGATGCCGAGATACTTACCGCCAGTCAAATAGGAGAACAGTTAGACATGAAATCCAGCGTAGTAAACTTATTGTTGGAAGAAATGGGTTTTCAATACGGTATTCGTGAGGCAGGCAAGAAACCTGGGACCGAAAGATTAGTCAAAAGAAACCCTTGGAAGTTGACTGAGTCAGGCAAAGAATACGGAATGATGCAAGATGCCGCCGCTAACAAATGGGAAGGATTTCAAATACTATGGAAACCTAAAGTTTTGGATGCTGTTCGTGACTTTCTTTCCAACAAATCTGATACTGAGAAGGAAGTTTAGTTATGAGAGATGAAAATATTTTTGTATGTATGGTAGCAATTTGTATTGTTTTACTAAATAGTGAGGTGTAAAATGAGAACATTATACGATATTATAACGAGTGCGAAAGACGGAGATATGCCAACGCATGAGGAATGTTACTGGGCAATGCTCTGTTACGAATTTATGTTTAACATGGATCATAGAAATTTGTGTGATGAACTTTCGACAGAGAAACCTACTGTTAGTTTTATAAAAAATCTTAGGCTCGAAAACTCACACAAAATGTATCACAATGCTCTAAATAAATCTCCGAAAGAATATTTAGGAGAAAGCAGAGATCCAAGTAGCGCAGTTTATCAGAAGTTTAGAAGTATTGGAAATAAAATATTTGACAAGATAATGACCAAATAACTAGCACCCTCCGGGGTGTTTTTATTTTCACCCAATAATGAAAAATTTTTCACAATATAGTATAATTAACTAACAAAACATTTAATCGGAGAACACAAAAGTGATGCCCCGCCAACCCAGGAGGGTTTCATAGCGGTGGGTGCGGCAACACCCTGGCATCACACCAACATTATACCACAAAAACCCCAGGAGGTGATACCTTTGGGCGACAACGACGAAATTGTTCGTCTACAGGAGCAAGTAAAAACTCTTTTCTCTAACCAGAAAGACCTAAAAGAAATGTTCGAGGGAGTGATTAATAAGTTGGACGAGATGCAGAAGTCTTTTCAAAATCGGTTGCCGCCGTGGGCTACTGCCGTTATTAGCATACTAACTGCTGCCTGCGGTTGGCTGGCCGGGAGGTAAGGATATGCTAAATAAAGGTCAATGCAGGATATGTGCGGTATGTATTATTTTGGGCTTAATAGTCACATCTCTCATGTATTTCAACTTCCAAAAGCAAGACATTAACCAGCTAACCGACAATCAACTCAGGTCAGAATTAGTCGAGATTAAGGGCATAGGGACTGTTACGGCAGAAAAGGTAGTCAACTACCGGGCAGCGCATAAACCCATCACTATAGGCGAACTAGACGAAATTAAAGGCATCGGAGATAAGCGGTTAGCGTTAATCAAGAAGAAATTTAAGGATTACTAAGGAGGTGGTTTAAATGCCACGATTCAAGTTAGTTCTTGATCCTGGTCATTAACGGCGGTTTAGATTCTGGAGCCATAGGCAATGGTCTATTAGAAAAAAACCTAAACTGGGTAGTCGCTAATATTATCAAGGATAAACTATCTAAATATGACGTTGACGTAATCATCCTGCAACCATCCTGCACGAACCCCCGGTCAACATCATCGGACGAAATGACTTTGCCGGCCAAGGAAGCAATACGAATGAAAGCAGATTTCTTCCTCAGTATCCACACAAATGCCGGTGGAGGTACTGGGTTTGAGAGTTTCGTACACAACAAGGCAGGCATAACCACGGACATAATACGCGGCGTTATACACGGCAACACTGCACCCGTATTCACCAGAAATAACATGCCCGACCGGGGCAAGAAACGAGCTAACTTCTATGTGTTAAGAAAGATGCAGGAGGCAGGCATCCCGGCCATGCTGATAGAAAACGGGTTTATCGACAATAAGAAGGATGCGGAAAAGCTGAAAGATTCCGTATTTCTCAATAAGTTGGCCAACGAGATCGCTTATGGAATCGTCATGGCTTTTGAATTGAAAGTGAGGGCTTAAGATGATAACAACATTATTCTTTCTAATCGCCCTACATTTCATAGCAGACTTTCCGCTGCAGGGTGAATTTCTGGCTAACATGAAGGGTAAATTTGACTACCTGCTTTTCTCTCATGCGTTTATGTGGTCCGGCGTAATATCTGCCGGACTTATTTATTTTAGCTTATTCGCATGATGGAAGGTTGCTATGTTGCTAATAGGTCACTTCTTCATTGACAGATGGAAGACTAGAAAAGAAGATAAAACATTTGCACTAACGAAGGATTTATGGATTGACCAAAGTCTACATTTGGGGCAGTTAATTATTTGCCTAATAAAATAGGAGGTACGACAATGAAAAAAGAATTCACTAAAATGGACTGGTTTTTTGCGGCATGTATGGCTGTTTGTTTGGCTACATACCTATACACCTGTCTAGCAGGTAAACCATTAGACAGCATAAGAGAGTTGATATTCATTTTCGGCACAAGCATAGGTCTAGCTGCTGGCGGTAGATTCTTGGTTGGCTCAGAAATGAATAAGGATACTGACAAAACGGAAAAACTATAATACGCGAATTAACTTCAACCCCGGAACTTGTGAGTATTCCTTACAGGTTGCCGGGGTTTTTATTTTATTTTACGAACTATTGTTCTCGACATGAATGTCGGTACCAAAATTGCGGAAATAAAAAAGCAGTCCTGGTTAACTGTCCGGAATTTCCGGATGGTTGCCGGGGTTTTTATGTTTAAATATTGGTCAATGTCTTAGGTTTTTTTACACTAAAATCAAAATGGTGATATTTTTTAGATTTTTCCTGCTGCTCATATATAGATAGCAATTCTTTTCCGTTATAGACATAATCCCTAAAAGCATACATAACGCGAAGCATATTGCTAGGATATACAATGCAGTCTATATTTTTTACGTCAAAGCAAAATTGCAATACGTTTAATGATATTTTATTATAGTTAACTAAAACATCTTCTGCAATATCTCTATATGGAACATATTTATCATCGTTAGATTTATTACAGAAATCTATAAATCTAACCAAACTATCAGTTAATGTTTTAATATATGCGTCTTTATTTTGCTTATTTATTCTTATTTTCATACGCCATTATCTCCTTTATACGGTAAAACAAAACTCCCCCGGTTAGAGAGAGTTTTGCCCGACAGGTCACACCTCACGCGCAGAAGTAACGATTACTGCCGTTAATCCTCAACGCCCTGCATTGCGTCTCTTGGACAATTGGTAGATATGCTTTGAGTGGGTAAGGAATTAAACCCTACAAATGCCTGGCACTAGCAACCATGCTCTATGTCCGAATCGAAACGGACTCACTTCCAGGTCTTAGATATAGCGTCACTCTTTGCGCCTCCACCCAATCTACCTTCTATCCGACACAAAACCATGAATTGATTCATGTTGCAGTAATGTCGGATTTTAAATGCCCTAATCACCTAGTCCTTGATATAAACCAAGGGATGTAGTGATAGTGGCATTAATAAGCGGACAAGGACTCGAACCTTGCAATTCCATCTGCGCCCTTCCGAACCGGGACAACAAAAGCCCACGCCCACAGATTTCTCACCGTACCCCACGGTTTTAACGATACCACTCTGTCACCGCTTACTCATATTATACTACCATCAAGCAGGAAAAACAACCCACGATGGCGAATAATATAATAACTCCAACAAATCTAACATGAGAGGCAGGTGACATCCTCCTTACTTCAATCTTTTTAACACATTAGCGATTTACCCGGTCGGTAGTCATTGCCCGACAGGAAACTTCTAGTAGTGTACTCAATAATTATTCCAAGACCTCCCGAAGGTCTTATTTTTTTGTCCTTTATTTTGCGGTATAAATTTACCGTTTGCGGTATAAAAAGTATTTACTTAGCAATATAACTATTGTATAATATTCTAGGAGGTGCGATATGAAAAAATCCGTAACATATACCATTGACGAGGAAGTTATTGAGAGATTAAAGAAACTCTCGGATAAAACGATGATACCTCAGACTAGACTTGTTCAGAAGGCTATTGAGGAATTATTGAAGAAGGAGGAAGCCAATTGAGGAGAGAGTATTTAACGTTAGCACTACATTATGATTTTCTTGCAGAGATATTACCTTATTTAGAAGATAGGGCAATATATGTCGGATACGGACTTGCTTTACCTGACGATCCGCACGATTTTACCCCTGATTTAGAATGTTGCACAACTAAGGAGATTTATAATTGGCATAACGATAAAATAAAATTTAATAATGGACAACAGAGTGAAATGTCTGGCAAGTGGGGCATAGGTACTTATATTTATCGTGACAACCATTATATCAGGCTAGTTGAACGGGTTAAGAAGTTTTTAGAACTTTGGGACTGCGTTTCGGTGAAGGAACTTGATTTAAGATTGCCTGAGGGAGAAGAATCAATAAGCCAATTTTGCTTTACTTGCCAAGGTTTTGAGTGGTGTAAGCGGGCAGTCAATGTGGGTAAATTAAATTACGTGGGCAGTATAAATAAAGATCAGTTAATTGGGTTGATAGTTACTAAACCCAAGAAAAAGAAGGAGGAAAAGTAAATTGAACATATTTGAATTTGCGGCAATACTAAATGGAAGAGAAATGGGAAAAGAGATTACTAAAGAAGAAGAATTGCAGGCTAAAGAACTTGGTTTTGTTGTTATTTTCGGCTATTCAGACGATCATGCAGAACTGAGAGGTTTTATTTATGATGAAGTTGGTTGCTATAATGGAGGGGAAATTTTACTTAATAAGGACGGTCTATTTGAAGATTGCGAGTGTGAATGTAAATATTCCCTAATAGCTAAAAAGAAAACTAGGTCCATTAAAGTTATTTGCAATAAAGGAAAATATTTTTGGACTTACGAAACATCTATTCCCCATGCCACATTTGATGTTTTTGAGGATGGACAACCGTGGTGCGAAGGGATTGTTTTTGACATCAAAGAAATAGAGAAGGAGGAAAAGTAATTGACCATAGACACAATCAACGGTATAACTTTCTTGACCGGAATGTTTTTTGGCGGTCTAACTCCCGTATTAATTTTATCCAGACTTTCTTATGAAAGAAGTTTTTTTAAAAATATGGCTATTGCTTGGGGTTGCGGAGTTCCGGCAGGTGCGTTAATTAATTATGGAATTGCTCTGTTAATGCTTAAATATGCCGTTCAGTAAAGGAGGACACTGACTCTGAGGAAGAAAGAAATAATCATATTAAAGAAATGAAGTCTAAGGGATATACAAGCGAAGGAAGAATTAAGGACTTTGTTGGTAATCTCTATGATCATAGAAGTGTAGAAAACGAGGATAATTATGTTTGGTGTGCTGATTTTTACAGGAGGATTAACCAATGAAATGCACCGCATGTCCATTCTACCGAAATAGTTTCCTCTCCAACCGTTGCACCATATCCGACAGAGAAAACTTCAAGCCATTACTAGATTGTCGGCTAGTTGACGAGGATGGGGAAGTTAACCTGGAGGAATATGAGAAGGAGATGGAATATTGAAACAACGACTTGAAACCATCCGACCTTGCACAACTTACCGATAAACAGAAGGATAGACTGAGAGAGTTGTGTGGTTTTAAGCAATATGACTTAACATTACATGAAAACGGATATATCTTTATTTGGCCTGACGTTGATAAATTTGACAATGATTGTCCTGATATAAAAAATTGCACAAGAAAGTTATGGAAAGTATTAAGGCTATCAAACCACACCCCGTCCTACCGTAAGCAGGACAATCCCTACCGCACGTCGAATATAACATTATCGCGGATTATCTTACTGGCACTAAAATAATCCAAAGTATACTACCCCACTAAACGGTACAGCGTCCACGGTCTGTATCGTTTTTTGTTGCATAAAAATAACCGGGGCAATAACCCCGGCATGTTCTATCGTCTAGTAGCGTACTTCTTACCCTTCTGTTTCGGCACCAAACAGGATGCCATTCTCAACATTGATACGTCCTGCTTAAAGTAGATTGAATTTCCATCAAGGCAGGTTATCTCTCTTGCCTTGCCACCGTCAACATGGCTGTTCATGCACCGTTCACATATCCTTGGAGTTCCGACATAACTCATTACATCACCCTTTCTTTCCCTTTGCCTTAGTTTCAACAAACTTCGGAGGATCTTTTATTTCTCTCCACCATCCCGGTATCAGCACCCATTTACCGTTGACTGTTTTGTAGTCTAGGGGATTAGTGTCGCATATTCTTAGTGGATTTGGACCTATTGTGTCTCTAAGCATTGCCTTTTCCTTTCCCCAGACCACAAATTTGCCCTTGTCGTATGTCTATCACGCCTAAATTTTACGGCTGATTTAAGTTTGCGTGTATTCTCTTGATATTCAGTCCTTCGCCATAAGGGTAGGTTTTCTTCATAAAGGTATATGGACGTATCATATTCACATAAATTATCTATAATACTAAATCTTTTACATAATTCTTCTTGTTCACGCATATTATCAACAAGTATTTTAAGAGTTTCCTGTATTTCTGGAGGCAATTGAGATATAAAAATAACACCATGTATAATCCAATACGGATACAAATTTAATCCCCCTTAACCAAATAGGGTCTAACTTTCCTCAACATCAAATATTGCGGAATATGCCTCAGTTTCAACATCATAAAATTCATGCGGTCAGAGTTATCTTTCATCCCTGCCAACTTATCCCGGTGAGTCTCGCAGAACGCGATAAATTCACTGGTTAGTTGGTTTTCTTGGTCTGCCGTTAGTCTCATTTTTCTTTCTTCTTCCGCTTTACCTTGACCTCCGACTTGCCATGCAGAGCGTCAATAACTTCCTGCTGATATGCCGTTAAGCTGTCTGTATTACCCATATAAGCTAGTCCGATATGCACAAGTACCGCAGCGTCCGTTTCATCGTTTGTACGGCACTCTATACCCCATTTCTTGTATGCGGCAACGGCTATTTGCTCTTTACTTGAGCTGCCATTTCCAGTTGCGAATTTCTTTAGTTGTTTAGGCGCAACCTCCAAAACTTTCAAGTTACATTCGGCAAACATAACCCGAAGAACACCGCCCAACTCTCCCACTTGATGCGCTTGATTAGGGGAAGCATAAGAGTATCCCTCAATTAAAACTAAGTCGGCACCGACAACCGCCTTAAAAACTCTTTCCCTTATCTCAATTAAGCGGTAAACTCCTGTCCTATTGCTCTTAACTAAGCTAGTAACAAGGCAATTATCTAGCTCTCCATAAATCATCGATCCTATTCCGGTACTCGTCAAACTAGCGTCTATGCCAACTACCTTCAATTTTCACATTCCTCCAAATGACCATAGGTTTTTCTATCTAACCACCACTGACCTTTATATAAAAAGCAGTTCCTTTCGACATAATCAATAATATCAGAAGCGGTTAGCTTAACCGGCACCTGTCCGTTTTCTTGACTACTCATCAAGGTACTCCTGCCAACAACCTTCACAGGAAACTTTAGGACAATTACCATATTCTAAATCGTGCATACAAACCTTATTTGCGAGAAGTATTTCGATTATCCTATTTCTTTCTTCCTGTACCGCTAATTTAATTCTTTTACATCCCTCGCAGGCAGGAGGTAAACATTTGGTACAAAATTTTTGCGGACCACTCGTAGGAATATATGCTTCTCCGCATTTTACGCATTTCTTGGGTTCATGTTTTCTCATTTCACAACCAACCCCCTAGCACCCACCAATATCCACAAACCCACACCTCGCCCACTTCGGATGATCCATATTCACTTCAAAATGGCGGCAAGGTTTAAATTTACCGTTCTTGCTCAGGCAATTCTTTTCTTTTACCTTACCCCAACTTGCCGGGATGGTACTCAGATAAGCACCACCCGACATGGGGAGTTTTTCTTTTCTTTCTCTTGCTCACCGACAAGCACCGCATTTTTTGAGATACTTATAAATTCTATCGACATTCATACCAAAGTCATCAGCTATTGAGCGAGGTGACTTTCCGCTATTGCATAAGGTAAGAATCATCCGTTTACGGTAGTCTGATAATTTAAAATGCTCGGATAAACTGCCACTATTGCCGTATTCGCAGGCATAGTTGTTTAGGAATTCGTTTATGTTGACGGTTAAACCTGCCTGTTTTGCCTTGCGGTCATTGGTGAGCAGGCAACGCATAAAGTGTTCCGCTTTGACCTGTTGCTCGGCATTGAGGACTTTCTTGTATGATTTGCCGCCGCCTATATTTGCCATAAAATCAACTCCAAACCTACTTAATCTTTGACATAATATCCATTATTGCATAATATTCTGGGTTGATGATGTGTTTTATTCCATCAATAAGGTCAAAGGGTAAGAATAAAACAGAATAAACAGCCCAAATACCAAGCATAAGTATTACGAACGCGCTAGATGCAGCTATACCTTCATTGCCTTTACTATCATTGTCAGCGCAAACTTTCATTAATTTTGGAATAAAATAAAGTGCAAAACCTATTCCGGCAACACACAGAGAGCATAATACTAAATCTCCTGCCCCATCAGCAACCGCCTGCTTAACCAAAACGCTGTAGGTATGTTTGGCAGGTTCGCTCAACCTCTTACTAACTTCATCCAAAATTCCCGTTACTGTATTTACATCAACGCTCATTTTCTCTACCTCCACAACTCCGTAATATTTTCGTACTCCCCGTTAACCTTCTGCCAAACCTGCTGATTTGCGCTGCCCCGAAATTTCAACCCAATGTCCCGCTGCGCCAAAATAAACGGTCCATCCACCACATACTCAATATGCCTAAGTTTCCGCAACTTCTCAGGTGTCATAACGTATCCCGTATACAGCATAATGCTCACATCGGGACGCTCCCGGATAATTAACTCGTTAACTGCGTTCAACTCTTCGATTTGGTCGAATGGTTCGCCGCCAGACCATGTAATACCTGTGAGTAAAGGATCGTCCTGTAAATGCCCTAATATGATGCCTGCCAACGCTTTCGGACTAATGCAGTACCCGGCGTTTCTATCGTGAGTTTGCGGATTATGGCAACCTTCGCAACCGTGAGCGCATCCTTGAACGAAAATTACGAGTCTAAAATTTGGACCGTCCACTGTGCTACTAGGTACTATCGTGTTTATTTTCAAAATCCCTACCTCCAAACACTTCAATAATGGTAGTCTTTACCGTTAAAATATAATCGGTGTAGCACCGGGAGCATTTTATTGTCGTTGCTCCCGGTGAGAATACGTTGGCTTGATTTTTCTGACCGCATTTGCATGTCCAAACTTGGATCATTTGTCCATATCTCGGTTAATGCTTTTGTCCTCACTAAATCCATCTGGGTAACGATTTTTAAGTTTTTCGATATTAATAGCGGCAACATAACTTAACGGAACGCCCAACAGTCTAGCTGCTTTGGCACAATACCATTTTGTGTCGCCAATCTCCTTGACAAGTTTATCTTTTGTCACATTATCCAAGTTATGGCCATGATAAACTATTTTCTTAACAACCTCTAAGAACTCACACGCTTCACCAACCATACCTATGGCGGCATTAAGCAATTGGCCATATTTGATTAATCTATCAGTATTTATTACGGTATCAGTCCTTGCCGCTAACTCTTGATACTTATTCATTTCCATTATCTTTACCCTCCTGCATCCTAACCAAATCTGCACGAATAACCTGAAGTCTACTGATAACAAAGTCTACCGATGCCACATTATCGAAATACATCATTACATGTGTTTCCATTTCGTCTGCACTCAGTCCAATATGATGCTTGTTTTCGGTTCCGATAGGGTTGCTTTGCGTGTCCTGCACTAAACCAAGCACCGTATTAAAATAACCTCCATTGTATTTAAGGGTACATACTGAAATATCACCCTTGCCAAAAATACAAACCTTGGTGTCGCCATCGTTATATATCGGCATCTTCTTTTGCCTCCCACAATCCAAAGTTTCCCGCCCGGCACTGCCCGGCATAAAAAATAGAATACTCGGAACACTCCCAATAGTCTAACACATTAACCTGCTTAAATTTACCGTGCTTGCAGGTTAAGCAGGATTTTTTCATCAGTCAGTTACCTCCGGTCTATTTGGAATATTAGACTTATACAACTTCTCGCATGGTTCGTCGCAATTACCTTCCTTTTTACAATCACCGCAAATATCAGAATTTTTCAGGTGATTGCTTTGTTTCTGCTGTATAAGTACGGGATAAACTTTATTCTTTTTCTCTAACTCCACCCCACACAGGATATGTGAGTAATCGGAAACTTTCTTCAAATCGTCAAGGTTACGGATATGCTTAAACCTGCTGGCATACTTAATAATGTTTATCAGGCAAAAATCCTCAATCATATTGTTAGCTATGGCGTACTCTATAGGGTCAATACTGTTCTCCCTGTAGTGTGCTGAACCAACTGTTTGGCAGAAATTTTTGCCTAACTCTCTGATTTCATGGATATTCATTATTCCAGCACCCCTTCATCTGGATTTTCTATAATAACGGCATCTTGGTACTGCTCAACTTCAACGCCACATTTGCGGAGGTAGTCTATGCCATTATTACTTCCGATATCGCTTAAATAAATAACCTTTTTAAATCCTGCTCCGACTATTAACCTAGAACATCGGTTGCAGGGCTTATCAGTAACGAGTAACGTCTCACCCTCCAGAGAATAGCCTCCACGCGCCGCGTTCAAGATAACCGCTTCTTCTGCGTGTATCGCCGGGCATTCTTGGTTACCTGACCAGTTTCCGTGTTCCTGTCCTATCCTTGGACATTCATCACAGATACCATAATCGCCCTTTTGAATACTATTATATTTGTAGATATATCCTTTATTTAGTATTGCAAGAGCACCGATCTTGCGGCGTTTGCATTTCGACTGACTAGCGGTAAATTTTAGTATTTTTATATATCTTTGCAAACTATTCAATTAAATCTACCTCCTGTATTACTTCGGTATCCTTATATCTAACTAACTGCTTAACCTGCTCCCATACATAATCGTAAACGTGTGCTCCCTTAGAGGAAATTATCATGCCTCCATCCTCATAACCAATCTCTGTCGCCATATACTCTTTAAGTAACTGCAACCCACCTAAATTCTCAGGAAGTGCGGCAAATATGTCCCATGACCTAAAGTAGATTATGAAGTGCAACATACCGTCTTTGATGCGGCAATCAATCATCCTTAAGCAAGGTGGATCTGTCAGGTAAATATCTAAAGGTTGACCTATTTCAATTATGGCCTGATTGGTGTCAGGAGTTCTTTTTAGAATCTCTATGACATTCTGTAAGCTAATTCGTATGCGCTCTCCATAAGTGTAATCCTCATTCTCAGCAACCTCTGAACCATAGATGTATTCGGCGAAATACTTCTCAATTTTCTCCATATCTGTCGGAGGTGCTACGCTCAAACCTTCCGGTATAATCGGAGTTAACGGTCTATTGCCTGGGTTAGTGATAACCGCCATAAAATAATCCAATTCCCTTCGTTTATGCTGATTTTCAAAACTACCATGCTGCACAAGGTATTCCCGGTTATCGCCGCCGCTATGAGTATGATATAACTCAGATAGCGACCTATACCAAACTTCCGGTATGTCGAAACAATTTATAATTGTAGGTTTTAGCAAATTATTTTCCTCCCATTAAATTTTCCGATTAACTAACTGTCTCAATGTTTCTCCTTGCCGGACAGTATAATTAATCTCATTTTCCAAATCTGCAATCTTATTAAACAAATCAGGGTAATACTTGCTTAACTGCACCCACTCGTCAACGGTATTGAATACGCATCCATAACAACCGAGGCGGGTAAAGTGTTTATATATTGGATTCGGTACAAGTCCACCCTGTCTAATTGCCGTAAATACGTCTTTGGTAGTTAGTTTTAGCAATGGGCGACAACCGGCAATCCTGAGTTTAGGGTTATAGTAAATCTCTTTATATTGCGATCTTTTTGCGCTTTCTTCCCTGCGCTCACCTGTTAACATAATGTCGTTATAGCGGTCAATACCTGCATGAGTTATCCATTTTGCTAATGGTGCTTGCTTTAGGTCGGAAGTGCAAAACCTATTTCTTATGTCGGGAAACTTGCTTCTGTGGCGGCAATAGGAAAAATAATCCCACTTATCGCTTTTGACGCGGTTTATTTTTATATTTAATCTTCTTTCGAGATAATATAGGTATTCGTATGTTTCCGGAAATTCGCAACCAGTATCAGCACTTACAAAAACTAAATCTTTGCGCCCATATTTTGCTATGGCGTATAGTGCTAAACAAGTAGAATCTTTGCCTGTTGATACACTAACAATGTATCTCAATTTTACCTCCAACTATACATATTATACCTAAAAAGGTAATCCATCACACGAAAAACAACCTAACCCTAGCGCAAAACCTTCTCCACAATCCACGCCTCGCATGATCCTGCTCTGCTCTCAATGCGGCAACGGAACATTCAATTTCGTCCAACTTCTTATTCAGAAATGCAATGTCTGATTGAAGTGTTTTCCCGTTATTTCCTGCTGTTGTCATATCGTTTATTAGTGTTTTAAACAGCACAGCATAACCATCTAATCTGCGAGAAATATCAGAAATGGAAACAGCATGTTCAGAAACTATCTTAAGTAATATTTTGTTATCGCGCTCTAACTT